ATTTAGATATACTAACTACTTGTAAATCTAAAGAATGCAAAACATCAAATCCAAAAGGAGTTAACTTAAGATTTATTAAACAAAGTGGATTTTGTATTAATTGTTTAGTAGAAAGAGAAGCTAAACTTAAATTAGAAGGTATCTATCAGAACTATGAATATTGGAAAATGAACTCAAAAGCATTAGGAACAATTAAAGATGATTTAGCAAAATTTGAACAAGCTAGAAAAGATGCAGACACAGTTCCTACTATTGTAAACGAAGATGGTAGTATTGAAAAGTGGAGTATCGATGGTGATATTGAAAAAGTAAAAAGAGATTTAGATTCAGATATAGCGGGTCTAAACGAATTAATAATAACATTCCAAGCCGCAGTAGATGAGGATTGGGAAATAATAAAGGAGAAATATAATGAAATTTTTGAACATTAAGAATATTGCAATAGTAGCATTAATTGCAGTAGTAGTTTTCCAACAATGTGGTGGAAACAAAAAAACAACCGGTGAAATCGTAAAAGTTGATGGTAAAAAGTATGAACTTATTAAACATGAAATTGATACATTTGAAATAGTTAAAACAAAAGTAGTAACTAAAAAAGGTGAAGATATCTATCATGAAACAATTAAGGAAGTAATAATCCCTACAATCGTAGATACACAAGCTTTATTACAAAATTATTTTGCAAAGAACATTTATAAAGATACATTACAATTACCAGATAGTTTAGGAATTGTATCTTTAATTGATACTATTACTCAAAACAAAATATTGGGTAGAACTTTTAATGCGAGTGTTAAACAAAGAGTTATTAAAGAAACAACAATTGTAAAAGAATTACCTAAAACAAAATTCTTTTATGGTTTAGAAGGTGGATTTAATAAAGCAGATTTAATATCTCATTTAGGTATGGGATTTTTAATCAATACAAAATCGGATAAGATGTATCATTTAGGAGTTGGTGTTGCAAATAGAACGATTGATGGTACAACTGGCACTTTAGCACCTTATGTTGGTGGTGGTGTATATTGGAAGATTAGATTGAAAAAATAATGAATACCCCACAAAAATCCCTAAAGGATGTAATTAAGGAACAATATCAAAAGTGTGCCGGCGACCCGGTATACTTTATGAAAAAATATTGTAAAATTCAGCATCCGATTAGAGGAAAAATACCATTTGAATTATATCCATTTCAAGAAGATACCCTAACAAATTTTAAAGAACATAGATACAACATTGTTCTTAAATCGCGTCAGTTAGGTATATCAACATTAGTAGCAGGTTATGCACTATGGAAAATGATATTCAATGAGGATTTTAACGTTCTTATTATTGCGAACAAACAAGATGTAGCAAAGAACTTAGTATTAAAAGTTAGAACGATGAATCAACTTTTACCTGTATGGTTAAGAGTTGCAGAATCCGAAGATAACAAACTTTCCCTTAGATTAAAAAATGGTTCACAAGTAAAAGCAGTATCTTCAAAACCTGACTCTGGTCGTTCTGAAGCCTTATCTTTATTGGTATTTGATGAAGCAGCCTTTATTGATTACATCGATGAGATATGGACTGGTACTCAATTAACGTTGGCTACCGGTGGTGATTGTATTGCATTATCTACTCCGAATGGTGTGGGTAATTGGTTTCATAGAATGTGGGTTGGTTCAGAAAACGGTGAGAATTTATTTAATCCAATCAAACTTCACTGGACGGTGCATCCTGATAGAGAACAAGATTGGAGAGATGAACAAACACAACAATTAGGTGATAAGCAAGCAGCACAAGAGTGTGATTGTGATTTCATTTCCTCCGGTGATAATGTAATTGATGGTGACCTTTTAATATGGTATAGTGAAAATAATGTATGTGACCCAATTGAAAAGACTGGGTTTGATAGTAATATATGGTTATGGAAAAAACCGGATTACAATCGTTCATATGTAGTAACTGCGGATGTAAGTAGAGGAGATGGTAATGATTATTCAGCGTTCCACATCATAGATATAGAATCGATGGAGCAAGTTGCTGAGTATAAAGGTAAAATAGAACCAACTGATTTTGGCAATATGTTAATTAGTATAGCAACAGATTATAACGATGCATTGCTAATTGTAGATAACGCAAACATTGGTTGGGCAACAATTCAACAAATATTAGATAGAGATTATAAGAATTTATTTTGGAGTAATAAAGATGTTCAATACGTTGATGTTAATACACAATGGACTAACAAATATTATAGAGAACAAAAACAAATGATTCCTGGTTTTACAATTTCATCTAAGACAAGACCTATGATTGTATCTAAGATTGACCAATATATGAAAGATAAATCAGTTATTATACACTCTAAGAGAACCATAGATGAGTTATTTACTTTTATATGGAACAATGGTAGAGCAGAAGCAGCAAGAGGTTATAACGATGACCTTACGATGGCATTAGGTATTGGGTTATGGGTTAGAGATACCGCATTAAGATTAAGAAACGAAAGAGGTTCATTAGCACAAAGTGCATTAAATGGATTTGTTAAAACAGAATATAGTCCTGTTTATACACAAAAAGATTTAAGAGAAGACCCTTATAGAATGAACGTAGGTAAGGATGATTTTGAAGATTTAAGGTGGCTTATTAAATAATATAATATTTATATATTGTATAACGAGGAAAATATAATGAAGAAAAGTTTTTTATATGAATTTTTTGGTTTACCTTTAAGTAAATCTATACATACGTTAGAAAATGGAAATAAAATTGAATTGGGTAGAATTTATTCTGACCCATACGCAATGGCATTTGGTAAAATAAAAGAAGATATAGATGATGATATTGATGAATATGATGTAGATGAGGATGATATAGAAGAAATGGAAGATTTTATAGCTTTTCTTAAAACTAAAGTTAAAGAAAAAGAAATGTATAATGAATCTACATTAGAGGAAGCAGAATATCAAGGTAGAACGGTTCAGTTAGGTAAACCAACGGCAGGGGATGTTAAGAAGTTTAAAGTGTATGTAAAAAATCCAGCAGGTAACGTGGTTAAAGTAAACTTTGGACATGGTGGAACATCTGCAGCGGCTAAGGGTGAGAAAACAATGAGAATTAGAAAATCTAACCCAAAAGCGAGAAAATCGTTTAGAGCTAGACATAATTGTGATAGTCCGGGTCCTAGAACAAAAGCAAGATATTGGTCTTGTAGAAAATGGTAATATAAAATAATATGGCAGATACTTCATTTTACGGCAGGTTAAAGAAATTATTTTCAACAGCGGTTATCGTAAGAAATCAAGGCGGAAAGTTAAAGGTAATTGATTACGATGAAACACAGGCAATAGCTACCAATCTTAGAGATAGGTATATGAGATTGCATTCATCCGCAATGAACAATACTTTTGAAAACTATTTGGCTTATCAACAAATAAGACAAGAATTATTCAGAGATTATGATTCAATGGACCAGGATCCAATCATAACATCTGCATTAGATATTTACGCAGATGAATCAACTAGTAGAAATGAATATGGTAGAATTGTAGAAATCAAAACTAACAATGACCATATTAAAGATATCCTAACTAACTTATTTTATGATGTTGTAAATGTAGAATTCAATTTATGGCCTTGGGTTAGAAATATGGTTAAGTATGGTGATTTCTTTTTACATTTAGAGATTGCAGAAAATTTAGGTATAGTAGGTGTTCAACCATTATCCGCATATGAAATTACGAGAGTAGAAGGATTTGACCCGAACAATTGGCAGGCTGTAAAGTTTGTACATACTCCGTTAGCAACTAAATCATTATTCGTAGCAGGACAAAAAACTGAATACGAAAACTATGAGATTGCACATTTTAGATTATTATCAGATACAAATTTCTTACCTTACGGAAAATCAATATTAGAAGGTGCTAGAAGATTATGGAAACAATTATCATTGATGGAAGATGCAATGATTATCCATAGAATTGTAAGAGCTCCACAAAAAAGAATATTTAAAATTGATGTAGGTGGTATTGCTCCAAATGAAGTAGACCAATACATTCAAAGAATTATAAATAAATCAAAGAAAACTCCATATGTGAACGCAGATACTGGTGAGTATAACTTAAAGTATAACGTTCAAAACTTAATGGAAGATTTCTATTTACCGGTTAGAGGTAATGATAGTGGTACTGAAATTACAAACTTAGATGGTTTAGAGTACGCACCGATGGAAGATATCGATTACTTAAAGAATAAGATGTTTGCAGCATTAAAGATACCTAAACAACATTTGGGTTATTTAGAAGATGGAAACTCTAAAGCTACATTAGCAGCAATGGATATGAGATTTGCAAAAACAATTGAAAGATTACAAAGAATTGTAGTTGATGGATTAGAAAAGATTGCAATTGCTCACTTATACTCACAAGGTATTGATGATAGTGAATTAACAAACTTCGAATTAGAATTAACATTACCATCATTAATATACGAACAAGAAAAAGTTAATCTTTGGACTATGAAAATGGAATTGATTCAAAAAATGGACCAATTAAAAGTAATTTCTAAAGAATGGATGTATAAGAATATACTTAATTTTAGTTATGAAGAAGCCGAATTGCAAATTGAAGGATTAAAGAAAGATGCAATGCTTACTTTTAAACTTAACAATTTAGAACAAACCGGTAACGAAAAACCACAAGACCAACAAGGTATGATGGGACAGCAACCACCGATGGGAAGTGATGAAAATGGTGAACCAATGAATACAGATCCAGAAGATATGAATGGTGAAGAACCTGCACCGGATGAATATGATAATAGAGGGGGTGCAACAGAAGAACCAACACCAAACGGACAACCATTAAATGTTGAAGACCAAATTTCAAAATTAAAAGCAGAATTAGAAGGTGGGGAAGATGATGAAGAACAACCACAACAAGAAGCCAAAGCAGTTGGTAGACCTAAAGAATACTCAACACGTGGTAAAGATAAATCACCATTTGGCAGAGATGTAATTGGAAGTAAAGACTTAAAAAATCAATATAAAAACGAAAGTTTTATAGATATGTTAAAGAAAAACATAACTAAAGGTGGAAAAAAAGTAATAAGTGAAGGAAAATCTATGTTAGATGAACAAAATATCATAGAAAACTAATTCTTATTTTAACACCTTATATTTATAAATGGAATAATGTATATAAATGAAACAAATTAAACATTCAAAATTCAGAAATACCGGCTTTTTATTTGAATTGCTAGTAAGACAAGTAACCTCTGATATCCTTAACAATAGAAAGGGTATAGCAGAAGGATTATTAAAAAAATACTTTAATTCAAAGACTGAATTATCTAATGAGTTGAAACTATATCAATTTATTGTATCGGAAAGATATAATAGTGAAAATAGAGCAGAAAGATTTGTAGATGCGGTTGTTGAAAGTAGAGCTAAATTAGATGAAAAGAAAATCTTAAAAGAAAAATATAATTTAATTAAAGAAATTAAAGATAATTACGCAATTGAAGATTTCTTACGTTCTCAAATACCTAACTACAAAGTGTTAGCATCAGTATATAAAATATTTGAATACAAAGTAAATGTTGACCAAAATTACGACCCTAAAGATTTCGTAAATACAAAATATACATTAGTTGAACATTTGATTGGCAAAACACCATCAAATAAAACATTAGCAGAAACTACAATACATACCGATTTAAAGAAAGAAGATAAAGAAATTCAATTACTTTCTTATAAAATGTTAGTAGATAGTTTTAATAAAAAATATAATAATCTTAATGATAAACAAAAAGGTTTATTAAAAGAATATATAAACTCTTATACTAACTCGGATAATTTAAAAAATCATGTAATTGGGGAAGTTAAATCATTAATAAAAGAATTCAAAAGAATTTCTTCTAAAATTAACGATAAGGTTACAAAAATCAAATTGGCAGAAACAATGAATCAGTTATCAAAAATTGGTAATTCACAAAAAATAAAAGACAATCATATCACATCTTTGATTATGTGTTATGAATTGGAAAAGGAATTG